CATACGTTGCAGCATAGACCGATGCGTTTGCACGGGTCGTCCCAACATACGTATCCACTTCATATCCGTCTCCGGCTCTGCTCTGCACCCGTTCCGCAGCCGACTTGACCATCGCCTGCGACTCCGGACTCCTGAGCATTTCCCTTACCCCGCTTCTGTTCAATTTGAACTTAACCGCCTTGCTCATAGCGTTCGACCTGCACTTTCTTATTCCAGCTGAGCGGGATCATGTACTCGATCCCTTCTGTTGGAATGTCAATGATCCTCCAGTCTTCTCCCAGGAAGCTGACTCTCTTGCCGGCGGACCAGTCGTGTGTGTCGCCCTTTGGTATAGCGAGCTGATACACTGCTTTGCGTCCGCTGAGGTTGTAAGTGTCGAGCACTTCCGTTGAGCTGATAGGTGCATATAATACGTTTTCAACAGGGACCGGCGTCTCCTCATAGATCGGATGATTCAGTGCGTCGACCCCCGTCTGTATTCTGTCGTAGAGTGTGACTGTAACGCCTCTCATAAGCAGCCTCCCTTTTTTGGGGCGAGCTCCTGAGTCGGACTGTATGATCCGATGGAGTTGCCCGCTCCGAGAAGCTTCTTTTCCAGCTTCCCAAGATAAAGCTCACCGACCGAACCGGACCCGATTGTCCAACTCTGAGAGTAACCCAGCGCGGACATACTACCCTGCGTTGCGCCGATCGGTGCTCCCTGATCTCCGCCGTCTCCGATCGCTCTGATGACCATTCTGCAAGAAACGATCTCTTTCACGTCAAAGTCGACACTGCTGTTGTAAGCGTCTATGATGAGCGCTGCGTCATTGAGCAGCGCTGCGCAAACAGTCTGCTCGTTCTCCGACATTATTCTCGTCATACGAGACTGAACATCTTCAACTGTTGCGTATGCCATCATGGTCACCTCATTTCTTCTTTTCTGTTTTCTTGCGACTTGTTTTCGGCTCAGCTTTTGTGGTTGTAACAGGAACATCGGCCAGCTTGTGGCCGGCCGACTTGTATTCCTCTACTCTATCTTCCGCGACCCACATCACTGTGCCCATAGTCGCGTTGATCATCTTGACCACGGATTATTCCTGAGTCAGTCTGTTGAAGCAAGATACATCGGCGCGGAATCCGATTTCGATTTCTGCTCTTACTGCAAACATATTCTGCTGGAACAGGTTGATTGTTGTGGTGCCACTTGTGAGAGTTGCATCGCTGGAGTAATCGATAACTACTCCTTCAACTGTTCCGTACATTGCCTGGCTCCAGTCTCCAGCTACACCGAGGACCTTTCCGGTTGCGTTGTACATGCCCTTGTTGACAGCAACAGGAGCGCCGAGAACCATCGGAATTGCTCCCTCTGCAACGCTGTTGATGAAGAGCGGTCTCTCGTTTCCATCCTTTGCAGCGAGGAGTGCGCCCTTGCCCTGTGGAGACAGTGCGAAGCCGTTCAGGATTCCGCCATGTGTGGCGATGTCAGTGTCAGCTGCAACGAGTCCATCATAGGTGTCGGTGCCGATAACCTGAGCAGTTGCTGCTGCAAAGTTGTCGAAGTTGTTTCCAGGAGCCTGTACTGCGCCGATTACTGTTGCGTCAAACTTCTGAGCGAGTGCGAGCGGAAGTCTGCGAACGAGCTCATCATAGAGAGCTGCTGCGTCTCTTCTGAACTCATTGGAGAACGGTACGATTACCGCGAGCTTATAAGGCTCCATGATCTTTGTCTCGAGGCCAGGGTTTGCAACTGTCTTTGCAGCTGTTTCGCCTACCCATGCAGCCTCAGGGTCAGATGTAATTACTGGGATCGAAACTCCTCTGCCTGGGAGCTGAATCTGTCTTGCGAGTCTCATTACTGCGGACTCTTCCTGTGTCTTTGCGAGAATTTCTGCTGCCACTTCTGGTGGGAGTGAGATGTTTGTTCTGTTGGTTGGTACGCCTGCCATGATTAATTCCTCCGTTATAAATTCTGATTCAGCCAATCAGCGAACTGTTCGCGAGTGGCCTTCTTTACGTTTCCAGCCGGTTCGCCTCCATCCGGTACTCGGGGATAGCTGTTCGGCTTTGCCCAATTCAGGAGCTGATCAGCCTGTGCTTCACACTCTTCCTTTGTGGTCCCGGTGAGAAGATTGGCCGGTACTCCCTTTGAGCTCGATACCTCTTCGCGCAGTGTTCTGAGCTGTTCGGCGCTCTTCATTGCGTCAAGCTCTGCTTGTAGGCTGTCCGCTCTCTCTGTGGCCTTCTGGAGTTCGGACTTATTCGCCTCTTCTAATTCATCAAACTTTGCAGCCTTCTCTTTGAGCGCTTCATAATCTGAATACTTAGCGACTCTTTTGGCTACGATGCGATTGACGTCCTCCTGTGTGAACGTTTCCTGCTTTGGTTCGATAACATCTGCGGTCTGAGTGTTAACTTCCTGGCTTGTAGGAATTCCAGTTTCCATAAATTACCTCCTATGAGTGAAACCTCGTTTTAGGCACGAGTTGCCAGTTGTATATGAAAAAAGAGCCCGTAATGGCTCTCTAATCAGCATTGAATTCTTCTGCAGCGGAACTGTTCCGTTCCATTCTTTTTGCGTATGCGCTCCGCTTCTGCGCGTTGATGACTTGCTTGTTCTTATCGTAGAATTCACGCCTCATCGCGTTTATTCGCTGTGTAGGAGTATTGCCGTCGGCGTCGTAATACATATCCTCGTATTTCTGCGGGTCATATCCTTCGACGTTCAGATCAGAGCCCGCTTTTCGAACCGCGAAAGTACAATCGCAATTCGCGTGGACGTGTTCCGCGTGTCCGTTCTTGATTGCTTGCTTCGATGCTTTTTGCCATCCTCTCGAGGCGAGTGTCAGGCAGAACGCGCAGGTATCACCACGAGGGATCCATGCCCACTCATCACCGTTCTCGATCGCGTTTTGCTGCATCGTGTCCACTCCTGCCAGCTTCGTCAGTCTTCCGACTGCGTCTGCTACGATCTGCGGGTTACCCGTCTTCAGTGTGCCCTTTACCACCTTAGCAGTTTCTCCGATCGTTGCGGTCTCAGCTGGGACTGCCGGATTTCCGCCTCCCTGAAGGGCCTGTATTGCGTCATACATCTCGCAGGCCGCAGCAGCTGCGCCTTCGCCGTACTTCGTAGCCAGTGCATACGCGTAATCGATCAGCGCGTTCTCGTATTCCGTCTGCGTTATTATCCCATCGTTGTACTGACCGCTGAGCTTGTTGACCATCGCCAGCATCTCAGTTGTTGCGCGGTCGCTCATCTTCCGAAGCACTTTGATGTAGTTGCCCCACGCTGTTCCTGTAATACGTGCCATTACTCTCCACCGATTTCACCGAGAACCTGAAGCCCTCGTTCCCTCTGCTCTTGTGCCTTGATCCGTCTGATATCTGCCTGATCAAACCCAATCATTTCGAGGAACGTGTCAGTTCCAGCGAATTCAGGGCGGGCCGATGCTATCTTGATGGCTGCGTCTGCCGTTACTGCTACGGACGGCATTGCGGGGTTCTTAAAATGAGCGACGATGCTCTGCTGTGTCTCTGTAAGTCCGTCCATCGTTGTATCGTGTACAATCGCCATTGCCATCAGAGCGATTGTCCTCAGCGAGTCTCCGTTGCGCTCGTTCAGCTGTTCGGCCATGCTGACCAGAGTCTGAGACTGTGCAAGGATCGCGTCGGAGCTTGTCGGATTCGCATCGTTTACCACTCCTGTGTCCGTAACAGTCAGCCCCGTTGCTGCACTAAACTGTGTAGCGAGGATCCGCAGCATCTCAACGTGCGGTCCGATGCTTCCCTGTGGAAGCTGCCCGAATGTCGGTTTTTCCCCTGTCTCCGGGTTAACTGTCGAAGCGAGGATATTGCCAACGTACTGCTTGAATTTCTGATTAACAACTGCATCGTACTGGTCGTCCGTAACTCCGAGCAGATACTTCTGCGGGGCTGTGCTGAACTCAAGCCCGATCGTCGCATTGGCAATGGTTCTGACATAGCCCTGAATCAGCCTTCTGACCGGCTCTTTGATCCTCGACTGCCCGAACGGCTTAGAACTGGTCGGATTGTAGATCAACGGCTCCATGAGCGGTCTGCCCATCTTGTGCTCGTGCTTTTCTGCTGACCAAATCTGTCCATCGCGATGGAGTACCCAGATAGCGTCGTCTGTGTACAGATTCATCATTGACGGAGTCCACACCAGTTGCTTGTCGTCATCCGGAGCGGTGTCCGTAATTGCAAAGCCATAAGCGATGCGGCCCTTTTCTCCGTCCCATACGGCTACTGCTGATTTCGCTGAATGGAAACGAATCTTACAGCCAAGATCATCGTCAGCCGACAGTGTCGCAAACGAGCAACCAATCTTCAGCTCATCACGACATGCTTTCGGATACTCAGCTATAAGATTGTTGTTCCGGACGACCCTTGCGAGCTCTTCCACCTCTTCGCCATTCTCTCCGACAAATCCGTCAAACATCGAACGGCCGGCGAGCACATCGACGGTCTTTGCGCCCCATGCGCATCCAATCTCAAGTCCACGCATGCCCTGAGGAAGCGCGATCCCAAGATTGACCTCGTCAAGAGAAATCTTGCCCTCGTAGTATCTATCCTTCGTTTCGTTCTTGATTGATGCGTTCTGGTATACGTTCAGGAGCTTTGCAAGCATCGCCTGTTCAGCTTCGCCCAATCCGATTACCTTCTGCGGTACTATAAAAACATTCATTACCCAATCCTCATTTTCTTCTCAGGATTCCGTTTACTATTCATAGCTCCCCACAGGGCGAGCGATGCAGCTTCAATCGGAATTGCATTGTCTCCGCCGAAACCCCATCCGCCTCCCATAGGGCGCTTTACTGATGTTATTGCGCTATCATTCAGCGCTTCCTGAAGGTGAAACCATGTCACCGACTTCTCGTTGAGCGCGTTCACAAGCGTGCCCGTTGCAGCGATCATGTCCTTTGTGGATGGTCTGATCACAGAGCCCTTCATCTTCCAAGTACCCTGGATGCGCTCCACAAGCACGTCGACTCCGTTGCGCCCGTCTATGACAACACAGCACGCTTTGCTGTATCTCTCATTCAGCCAATCCGCCAACCATCCGATCCCGTGACCGGTCGGCCTCTGCTCGATCAGCGAAATGCGAGCCGGTCCGCTTTCAGGAATCACCGCTCCACACAGGGCAACGGCTGAACCATCTGCGGAGAACTTTACGCCGTAAGCTGTCTTGCCTTCCGGCTTAGGCAGCTCTGACTTACAAGCCTCCCACGCTTTACGATCTATTGCATAATCAAGCTTGTGCTCCACGATCGGAGTCCACCAGCCTAAGCGCTCACGAGCGAAGGTGTCCGCCGGCATCTGTTCCAGTTCACCTTCGATAGTGGTCTGCATGATTCTCCGTCCGAGTGCCGGATTAGTTTCAGCCCATCTGGCCCTGTTTGTTACATCGCCGATTTCCGGTACCGAATACTCAAACCACGCTGTGCTGGTTGTCTTTCCATTAAGAGCCTTGCCCCTGATCCCGCGGAATACAGATCCGTCAGAATTCGGATCCGGTGGAGTTCCTGCGTATATCGTCTGTGGATTAGCGCTCGCAGATATAGCCGGAATAAATGATGCCTGAGCGTCAATGCTCAGCTCCTGCGCCTCGTCGAAGATCAAAAGATCCCCGTGCTGGCCTCGACCACCATTTCTGGTACGGGCAAGGAACTTTACCCGCGCTCCCGAATTGAGAATGATCTGCTCACGCCCCAGGGCCGTCTTAATATCCTTTACATATCTCCTCAGTTTCGGAGTATCAAAAAACGAAGCCATCTCTTCGAATGTCTCCGTTGCTGTTTTCTGCAGATGTGCAGTGTAGATCACCTGCTCGTTATACATCAGCATACCCGCTTCGGCTCTCGCCTCAACGAGTCCGGTCTTGCCGTTCTGTCTCGGAACGCTTCCGCCACAGGTCCGGCAAATCCACTTGCCGTTCGGACCGACTGCCATCCAATCGCAAAGCACCAGACTTTGCCACGGATCAAGCAGCATCTGCCCGCTCCGCAGGATCCGCTCCGCATCGATTCCGTCCGTCTCGTTATAGATTGGCGCTATTCTAACGCACGGCTCCTGACTTCCCTGCAGCAGCCCGCTCTGATAAGATTCCCGAGATGTCGTCGTCATTCTGTTCTGCTCCTTCTATCTCTGCAATCTCCCTCAGTGTCTCACGGTACTGCCTGGCTAACGACGCGAGTTCTTTCGTCTCCGCTTCGCCCAGCGCTGCCTCGAGCTGGGTTTCCAGATATTTCAATTTCTCCAGTCTGGTCATCTGAAAAACTCCTTGTGTGTAAATCGGCGCT